CAGTCTCCATAAAGTTATAAACTCGTTGGAATATAGCAAATACAAAAATTATAACTCATAACAAGGTATAAATTATTATGAATTTAACGTTTTCGTCTTGTTCCGCGAGTTTTCTTAGAACGACCACGAGTTTTCTTAGAACGACCGTTTCCTTTACGTCGAGTCTTTAATTTACGACGTGATGAACGCCGTTTTCCTTTACCACCACAGTAAATACCGGTTCCGGGTGGAGGAATCACAGAACCCGGTGGGTCTGTGTAGGCCGCGCCGAAGCTACTCGCGTTGTATAACCCCGTTGGTTGTGAAGATATCGGGTCAAATTTGCTATCATAAGGAGGTAATACCGAAGCCATTTATATTACACATATATTTTTATAGTTGACGAATATGGACAATTTGTCCACGTCCTTGAGAAACAATGTTTGGAATCCATCGACGAAATTTATGAGAATATGTGCATTCTATTGATATTCTCTTCTCTAAATCTACAAATTTGTCTTCATTCATATCTTGGAATTCTTCTTCATCATCACTTTCTTCTAGTGAATCTAAATGGCGATTTTCTTTAATATTTCGAAATAGAGAGTTCATGTAACAGCTTGTTTTATAATTTGGGATATAAGCAATACCACAGTATATTCGTTCTGCGTTTTTACCGAACGCATATAAATGATATATATCATTCTGTAAGTCGGCTTTTATTTCAAACGTAGTTTCCCGCCTATACTGTTGTTTGGAATAGTCAAATCGAGGTAGTGCAGGGGGGATAAATAGTATATTATTTGTAGTTGTGTTGTTTGTAATGGGAATAATATTTCGCGTGAATGGTATATTCACATAGGGAACTATGTATTGCAAAGAACGATGTTGGATATGATGAACTGTGTATGGGATTTTGTCTTGAATGTGTTCGGGAATATGTTGTGAACATTCTTCATCTAATCCCCAACATACTGGTAACAAAATCGGAATGGAAGAATTGTTATTAAACCATTCGGGATAGGTTGTAAATAATTCATATAGGAAACCCAAACGTTCATTAAACGGTTGTTTTGATATCGAAATGCCTTTGCTATATAAAACGTCTTCAGTAATAAAATATTGTCCCTTGTCCGGTATTTCACATATACTTCCGTATAAAATAGTTCCAAAGGCTAATTGAGTAGGAATATCAATATCTGATAATATTTTCATAGAAGTAACCTTTTTTTCTCTACCAATTTCGAGTAATAAACAAACATCTTTATCGCGTAAGAATGTAAACCAGATATAGGCCTTTTTTCCGTATGGAATGGCTAAAGTAATATTATAATCAGAGGAAACTTTCTTATGTGAAATCGTTTCATAGGAAAGTTCAAAACTTGGTAAGCGTCCGATTAATTCATTCATAAGGTTCGGAGATATGGACATATTATTCATCGGTATGGTTATAAATATAATGCAATAATCTCTATGTCGTTTTTAGAATCAATTTATTACGTAGGTGATAACAGTTCAGTTTGTATCAATGATTCTAATTCTTCATTCATATACAATAATTCATCTTCACTTAATTTTACAGAAGAAGGTTCGTCGACACTAATCTGTTTTTTATCCTGTATTTGGTCCAAAATAGATTGGTATTTTTTTATATGAAACCCAACAACGTCCTTTGTTTTCTTTGTAGTATAAGTATCTCTAAAATACTTGATTAGGCAATCTAGTAAATAAATGATAATGATGGAAAAAAATATTGTTTGGAGTATATTGCTCATATATGAGGGGACGAGAATACTATTTAGTTATACAAACTAACACGGTTTGTATAACTAGGTCTATTTATTACGGTGTTTTTTTGTGGACCGACGACCCTTTGTTTTACCACCTACACCAGGCCTCTTCGCTTGAGAGTCCATATTGTCGATGCTCATGGGGGAATTGGTATCGGGACTCATGGAAGGACTACGCATGCTCATGGGGGAAGTCACTGGGGGATATTGTATTGTATTGCCGTCAGTCGTATTTTGTTTTAAATCAAGAATTTGTTTTTCGAATACCTTAACTAGTTTATCAGATAGTTCCTTAATAGTTTGATTTAGGTTATCGATTGTAGTATTTTGATTATCGATTGTTTTATTCTGGTCGGCAATTATTTCCATTAATTTTTTTTTATCGTCGTTTTCATTGTCTTGTTCGTCATCGTCATCGTCATCGTCATCGTCGTCTTCATTGTCTTCATTATCATTTTCATTAATAATATCAGGCGAGTTAACTGCAGCAGATACTTCATCTGCTGTATTTGAAACAGAATTTGAAATTGTATTACCCACACCTTTAGCAGTTTCTAATGCTGTATCAAATAGACTAGGGCCTTCTTCCTTGTCTGTTTCGGACAATGAATTATCTATGTTTCCTTGTCCATCAATATTGGACTCAGGTTCCTCGGATGATGTCTCATCGGATGATGTCTCGACGGGTTCTTCGGGTGATGTCTCGACGGGTTCTTCGGGTGATGTCTCGACGGGTTCTTCGGGTGATGTCTCGACGGATGGTGTTGGGACAGGTTCCTCAGAAGTTGGCTCAATGCCGGAAGAATTTGATTCATTTATTTTTTCAGGGTCGCCGCCACTAAAAAAATTTCCTAACTCTTTCAAAATTCCTCCTCCATTCATTTTATCCTTTTTCAGAAGTTTATAAATACGTTTTTTAGAAAGACGTTTACCTTCAGTAGGATTATAAATAGACTGTTTTTTGCTATTATTCTTAGGCATGTATATATATATATAATTGATAAAATTAAACAGCTTATGTTATAATTAAATCAATATAAATAGTTTACTAAATGTATTTACTATTACAATGGTGTCTATTATAATTGTTGAAAAAACAGGTTCTCTTAAAGAGGTTGCGCTAAAAAACTATAACGAAGGAGACTTATATAAGAAAGCAGGTCTTAAATCGGCAACTGATTTTGGTGTTCAAACAACGTGGAAATTAGGGTCAAATGTAAATATTCGTTTATTTGGTAAGACGAGTGGTCGTGCTGGTCAAGAAAACAAATATGATTTCCCTCCACCCGTGGATAATAAACTATTTTTCGGAGGTTGTGTTTTGGTAAATATTACAGATGAAAATATTCCACTAGATTTAAGTATCAAACAATGGAAAATTGTGTATGAAAAATTATTTGGTGGTTTTGAGGATATTGGAGATGAGGATAGTGAAGATGAAGAGGACGAAGATGAAGACGATGATGTATCTAGAACAAAAGAAGGATATGTTAAAGATGATTTCATTGTAGACGACGAGGAGGAAGATGATGATGATTATGACGAAGATGAAGACGATGACGAGGAGGAAGATGACGATGGCGATGATGACGACGAAGATATAATCCCAAAGCGTAAATCAAAGCCGGTTCTTCGCAAATCTACTAGAGAAAAGAAGAAGAAGGTGGTTGTGGAAAACGTTTTTACTGCAACTCTTGATACTGCTGATGAATTTCTAGATTGCACGAGTGAATTAAGCGAAGAGGAATATATTTAAAAAGCACAGTGTTTGTAGTAAATATTGATATTGGTAAAATTGATTTAAACCATTCTTATCATTATACTATAATCAAATTACTATTTAGAATGAGTAAACTATCCAATCCCACACTATTTCGCGACAATGTTCGTATCAAGTTACAAGATATGTTACCCAATGCTAGTGAATCGACTGGAGTGAATATGGAAAAAGGAGTATTTAATTATAGTATTAAGGAGGCGACGCGTAGAAAAATCGTAAAAAAGTGGGAAAACCCTCAATTTATGACTCTATACAAGGACCGTCTTCGTTCGATTTATATTAATTTGAAATCATCACCAAGATTGTGTGAAAATTTACAGTCGGGTGAAATATTGGCTCAAAATGTGGCGCATATGACGCATCAAGAATATAATCCGACCATTTGGAAAGATTTGATTGAAAAGAAAATGAAAAGGGATGCGTCAAAATATACTGAGAATATTCAAGCATCTACAAATATGTATACTTGCAAAAAATGTAAGTCAGACCGATGTTCTTATTATGAAATGCAAACCAGAAGCGCGGATGAACCGGCTACTATATTTGTAACATGTTTAGATTGCGGAAAACATTGGCGGTCTTAAATAAAATATATACTATTATTATATAATGTCGAAAGGGGATTGCCCATGTTCAAATCCTGGTTCGAGTTCATCCTCAAAGTCGGGTTCATCTCCAAATACAATGGATAAGTGGAGATATACATTGTGGACAACTCTTGTATTTTTAATAGTGGTGAATCCATATACATACAAATTTACTCAAAAAATGTTAGGGGGGATTTTAGGAAATATATCCACTGCGTCTGGATGTCCTACAACTATGGGCATCGGATTACATGCAATTGTATTTACACTTATTGTGCGTTACATGATGGATTTTGATGTTTGATTGTATGGTATTTAAAAATCACTGCATATAGTAGTGATTTTTATAGACAGTATAATAAAAATTGATTTGAATAAATAACTCTTTATTATACTTAAAAACCCGCGCAATGGAACAAGTAAATGAACCAGAATTAAACAATTTAAAAAAACACAAAGGTTCTCAATGTTCGAAAAGTGGTAATGATTATGAAAAACAAATATATAGAGTAGTAAATAAATGTAGTCTTAATGGGAAACCATTTAATACACAAACAGAAGACGAATTAGCAGGTTCTTCAAGTAAAAATGATATTGTATGTAATTTTATTGATGAAAAAGATATTGGTATAGAAGCAAAAAAAAGTAATACGCCAGATTGGATGCAGTGTAGTATTAAATATAACAATGAAACTAAAAAGTGGGAAGGATCAAAAAAATGTAAAATTCCAGTTGAAAGTCGAGAAATATTTAATAATCTAATAAATGAGATAAATTTATACGATGGAGATATTCCACCATTTATGAAAAAAACAATAACACATGAAGAATGGGTTAAAATAAAAAAAGAAACAAATAAATGGGATGATAAATATATTGATATTCCGCCTGATAGTATATCTGGATTATATCAAGCAAAGGGGTGTAATTATATACAAATCAGTGATGGATATGGGTTATATAATTTAGGAAATGATACATGTTTGTTGGATGTTCCTTTATTTCATATAGAACAACAACTTAGAATTCGCACTAAAATACATACAAGAAAAAATAAAAAGGGTTTTTGTAAATTATCGGTCACTATTGCGTGTCAACCAAAAAATATAAAAGCACTTATACCTTCTAAATATTCACTGGATAATAAAGATAAACTACCACCTAACTTAATTTACGAGTTGTAATTTCAACTAATAATAACTATTTCTGACGATTTCTTAGATTGGTTCATTCCGTAACTCCAACTTGTTTCAATGATTTTAAAATCTTTATATAAATTTTTTATATATTCACAATTATTATAAGTCATAATCCAATTTTTCTTTTTTGATAAGCATTTATATAGTTTATCATGTTCAAACATATCATGCATATCTCCATTATTTCCGTATAACTTAGATGCTTTTTCTAAGTAATAAGGTGGATCCAGGAATATCAAGTTTCTGTTATCTTGATTGTTATTAATAAATTCTTCAAAATCAAGATTATAAATATCAAAATTGGTTAGGTCTAATTTTGATATCCTATCAATTGATGACGTAGTAAATCTTTTTTTAGATGATTCTAATGAAAATCCACCAGATAACGTAGAACCACTAAAGGAGCATCGGTTTATAATAAAATACATAACACTTTGGTTAAATTCATTATGTTCATCCATTATTTGTTTTCTTAAATTAGTAAATTCTTCTTTATCTATCATGTTTAATTTTTTAGTAAGTTCTTCACATATGTTTTCCCTATCTATCTTACAAATGTTCCAAAAGTTATAAAGTGGTGTAAATTTATCATTTGCTATAAGATTTAACTGATAATTATTCTGAATATGAAATTCAAAAGAACCGCCACCAAAGAAGGGTGATACAAAATTATCAAATTCACTAATATCAAAATGCTCTTTCAAAATAGAATCCAATTTTTTACATGCTCGCGTTTTCCCACCTGGATACCTTAATGGCGATATATTATTTACTTTATTATCTATATTAACATTTGTATCTTCAACAATCAACTTTGTATTATTTAAGTCTTTAAATTTTTCTTCAACTGCTTTATCTACAAGCGCCTTAATATTATCAGCATTATTTTCACAAGGTGTTTTGCGTCTATTGTGAGAATCATAGTGAGATTTTTGAGAGAATCCTTTTCCACATCGGTCGCAACTGTATTTAACCATTTTCGTTATATATTGTTAATATTTATAAATTTTTAAATCAATTTTATAAATTAAAATAATTTATCGAAAGGTGGGACTTACATAACCGCATAATGCATGTAATATAATAAAGTATCAGTTTGTAAATGTTGACGATAACGCATCGCAATTACCTCCGTCAAATGAAACTGAATATTTTATTGTCTCGGGTTTAGTAACAGTAATGTTTTTATAGTTAAATTTCCATTGAAAATTACCCATAGTAGTTCCATTCAACATGCAGTCGTATATATGACTTTCAAATTGAGCATATGCGCCGCGATTGATACTAGCATCCTGAGGAAAGATGTTAAGAGGTTGATTTCCATATCCCCCGAGTCGGTGAGCTAAAATATGACCCGCATCACAGTCCGGTATTCCATCATCATCTAACATGCGCGAATATTTCTGTGTGCATGATGTTGTTCCGGTTC